AATCCACAATCTAAAATACTTACAGGTCTCCCACATACTGATCATGACTATCCTCATTATAATCTTTTAATGTATTTTACTGATGCGGGTGGAGAGACTTTTGTTCAAGATGGTCAATATAGTTTTGAGTCTTATGATCCTCAGGAAGATGATTGTGTAATATTTGATGGTGTTCACTATCATGAAACACCAAAAGAAAAACGTAGAGTTGTATTGGTTGTAACTTATGCTTAAAAAACTTTATAATCCTAAGACGGCAGATTATTTAAATTTTAAAAGATATTGTAGGGGTGAAGAGATCACTTGGACTTACTCTGAACGTCATTGCGAGATGGGTGATTATAATCCTCCTGATTGGGATGAAAACTGTAATAATTGGGGATTCTTTTGCCATCCATTTCTCTTACCTCCTAGTCAGAGATTCTTATACTCAGTACCCATGGGCACAGGAACAACTGATGCACATGATGTAGTAAGAGGAATATTAGAATTTAATAAAATAAAGGTTGATAGGATTTATAGAATTGCTGTTAATATCTCTATGCCTATTGATGGTGAAGGCCATTCTTTACCACATACGGATCATCCCTTTCCTCATAAGAATTTAATCATATATCTTACAGATCCTGAGGAAGGTAATACTATTTGTGAAGGAGAGAGCTTCACAGGAAAGGAAGATGATGCTATAATATTTGAAGGTAAACACTATAATTATCCACCTAAAAAAGGTAGAAGGATGGTTCTAGTTGCAACGTTTTCTGATGATGACTAAATTAACAAAAAAACAAAGACACCAAGTCAAGTCCAGATGGTATTATATCTTCTGGGGTGCTGCTACAATATCAGTATTTGCTGGCCAAATGTATGTTGGTTCTGGATATCGTCAGATGTCACGTTCTTTCAATAGAATAATGGATGCAGTAGAAGTTGAAGTTCAAAGACCGAGGTTTTATTGATGAGTATCTCAGATTTTTCAAAGCAAATAAAAGAAGGCACGAAGAAATCTCACTCTATGGCTGAGAATACAAGTTTTGTTGCATCTTTTCTTAGAGGAGTTATAGACAAAAAAAGTTATAGACAATTAGTTGCTAACTTTTATTTCATATATCATGCTATGGAAAGTGAGGTTAATAGATTGGAAGATGATCCTTACATAGGCCCTTTAAGACTTGATGCTCTAGCAAGATATGATGGATTAGTTAAAGATTGTGAATATTTTTATGGAAAGGATTGGAGAACGGAAATTTATCCTACTGAAGCAACGCAACAATACATTAACAGAATTAAAGAAGTAGCACATAATGATCCTAGATTGTTAGTGGGACATCATTATACTCGTTATCTTGGAGACTTATCTGGTGGCCAAATATTAAAGAACATTGCTCAAAATGCAATGGGGTTAACAGATGGTGGTTTAGATTTTTATGAGTTTCCTGATATTGAAGATAAGAAAGAATTTAAAGAATCTTATAGGGAAATTTTAAATAAATTACCTGTAGATCAACATGATGTTGATGCTATTATTACTGAAGCAAACTATGCATTTCGTTTGAATATGTACATGTTTGAAGAAATGGAAGGCGATTGGTTAATTTCTATGGTAAGATACTTATGTGGGGTTTCTAAACGCATTCTTAAATTATGATAATTCCTGAAGCTGATGCCCAATGGGCTGCTGATGAATTTATTGATTACTTTGAAAACTTTACTTCTATTGAGGATTATCTTCGATATGTAAAGAGAGAAATTGTTGCTGAAGAAAATCCATTAACTTCTCTTAAAGATGAGTTCTTTAATGAGGATATTCATCCTAATGAGATGGAGTTTGATATTAAGTTTGTCGGCAAACGATTTCAAACATCACTTCCACAGGAACATTACGTAAATTTATTACAAGCAGTATCATCACATAACAATGAAAATAATATACCAGGTAGAGAACTTCGTTGGATGGTCTATGAGAAGAGGTCTCAGCAGGTACTGGGATTTATTCGTTTTGGGTCTCCTACTATTAATTCTAAACCTAGAAATCTTTGGTTAGGTCATCAACCTAATCTTTCAATATTCAATCAACATGCGGTAATGGGATTTGTAATAGTTCCATCACAACCGTTTGGATATAACTATCTTGGTGGAAAACTTCTAGCACTTTTATGTGTTTCTCATTTTGCTAGAGAGACACTTAATGAAGTGTTTGAGAAGGATATTGGTTTATTTGAAACTACATCACTCTATGGCTCTACTACGTCAGCATCGCAGTATGACGGACTTAAACCGTTTATGAGGTATAAAGGTCTAACAGAGAGTAAGTTCCTTCCTCTGCTTCATGCAGATGCCTTTCATAAACTTCATGATCATTTTACCAAACTGAATGGTAATGAGCCTCTCACAGACAATAGAGCATCTTCTAAGAAGATGAAAAGACAAACTAAGATGATTGCTTGGATTAAAAATTCTCTGAAGGAGTATGGTAAGACTGAGAAACTAGAGAAGTTTAATGCTGTTATAGATATGGCTTTCGGACTCACTCAAAAGAAAAGATTCTATGTATCTGATTATGGGTATGCTAACATTCGTGAAGTGTTACTTGGTGAGGAAGATAAATTAAGGAAAGGTCAGAACTGGGATAAGTTTCATTTAGAGAACATTGTTTCTTGGTGGAAGCGTAAAGCAACCAAGAGATATGAGAAACTTAAACAAGAAAATAGATTCAGAGATAAAGTCGAACTCTGGACTGAAGACAACAACATTCAAATAATCCGATGAGCTCAGAAGAACACGAACATATTAATGACTTATATGAAGATATGGATCGTCTTAATGCTTTGTATGAGGAGTTATGTTGGGGCCATGATGAGGTCTTAGAGTTTGTTCCTGATTATAAAAATGATAGGATCATAATTAGAAATAGGTCTAGAGAATAAGTATGACTGAATTGAAAGATTGGTTGAATTCGATTAACCAAACAAAAAAGAATTTAATTAAAGAAGATCCTTCATTGGAGAAGGAGTATGCACCTTATATTGTGAATCGTATTTATTCTGGCCATCTTGATTCGATTATGTTTGCAAATGAAATGAATCAGTATCCTTTTCTTGATAAGAAGATGCAATATGATTTTTTTCTAAATACACTCAGATCCAAGAAGAGATTTTCTCCTTGGCTCCGTAAAGATAAAATCAAAGATCTTGACTTGGTAAAACGTTATTATGGATATAGTAACGAAAAGGCAAAACAAGCTCTGCGAATCCTAACAACTGAACAACTTAATTTTATAAAATCGAAATTTGAAACTGGAGGAAGACAATGAGTGTTGTGCAAGAGCCTGAAGTGAAATGGACTACCGATCAAATGGTAGAAGTTACACTTAAAGAGCCAGATGATTTTTTAAAAGTCCGTGAGACTTTAACAAGAATTGGGGTAGCATCCCGAAAAGAGAAGAAGATATATCAATCCTGTCATATACTGCACAAGCAAGGAAGGTATTACCTTGTTCATTTTAAAGAATTATTTGCATTAGATGGGAAACACGCTAACCTTACTTCTAACGACGTTCAGCGTAGGAATCGTATTGCTCAGTTGCTTGCTGATTGGGGTCTCATAGGTATAGTTGATACCTCTAAGATACAAGATATTGCTCCTTTGAACCAAATTAAAGTATTAGCATATAGAGATAAAGATGAATGGGTACTTGAAACCAAGTATAATATAGGTAGCAAGAAGAAAAAGGTTGAAGAACCATAATAAGGATGGGTTTTGATTATATAAGATCTTGGTATGAATTAGAAGAAATCACCGAACGTCAAGAACGAATGATTTCTTCCTATAAGAATGAGATTGAAAAATTAAAACAAGAAAATATAGAACTTAAGCAAAAATTGGAGTTAGAGAAAGGACACATTTAGTGGACTTAAATTGTAGTTTCTGGTTAAATATAATACGTAAGGTTGGATATTTTTCTAATGAACATCCCATTACTCACAAAGAAAAATCCAAGTTGTTCTTGGCCTGATAATTTGTATAGGACATATATGAACGGAAGACTTAAAAAAACTGATATGGAATCACGTCTCCTTAATATAAAGAAGGGGATTGATAACAAGAGTTGGTATCCTAATTGGGATAGTAAAGAAAGGTGGGCAGCTCAACAAGCATTAAATAATGCATTAGACGTTCTTGACGAATTTGATTATTGATAGTATACTATGGGGGTAATCCTCTATAGCTCAGTTGGTAGAGCAGTTGACTGTTAATCAACCTGTCCCTGGTTCGAGTCCAGGTGGAGGAGTTATTCTATCTTGGAATATAAATGGTAACTAATTTAGCATACTGGTATTTCCCTAACATTTTTCCACGTGAAGAATTATTGCAATTACATGATATATTTGCTCAGAAAAGTGTTGAAGATGTAAAGGATGAGGCTGCTGTTGGTGTAACTAAAATAGCAAGAGTCAAAATGTCTCTTTGGAATAATTTTAAAGTTCCTTTTGCACCTTTAGAGCAAGCATTTCTAAGAGTCAATCAGGATAATTTTGGTTATAATATTTGGCCTCAATATGATGCTAACTATGTGAGATTAAATGAATATTCTAGTCAGCATAAAGGAGAGTATGGTTGGCATTGTGATGGATCTAATAGTGCAACCTATGATATTAAATTTACAATGTTGGTTAATGCGTCACTTGAACCTTATCAAGGAGGTAAATTTTTTATCTTTGGTAATACTGGAGAACAAGAAGTTAAAGAACTTGAACAACCAGGTAATGTTGTTATACTTAAATCAAATATTCCTCATAAAGTTACTCCAGTAACAAAGGGGAAGAGACATAGCATAACACTTTTTTATTCAGGCCCTAGATTCCAATGAGAAAATTTATTTTTGATGTTGATGGGACTCTTACTCCTAGTCGGCAGAAAATAAACATACACTTTTTGATTTTCTTTAGTGAGTTTGTTTCTAATAATAATGTTTATCTTGTCACTGGAAGTGATAGGAAAAAGACTATAGAACAAATAACACATCCATTATATGATAGTTGTGTTAGGGTTTATAATTGTTCTGGTAGTGATGTTTATGAGCAGGATATTAATGTTTATAGGGATGAATGGGAGTTACCTGAAGAGGTAGAAAGATTTCTGCAAGATGAATTAGCATACAGTTGTTTTCCTATTCGTAATGGGAATCATATTGAAAGAAGAACTGGTGGAGTTAACTTTAGTATTTTGGGTAGGGATAGTGACCCATCTCTAGGTAGAGAAGAATATATTAAATGGGATAAAGAAAGATTGGAAAGAGAAGATATAGCAGATAGACTTAGAAATCATTTTCCTAAACTTAATGTTCAACTAGGAGGACAGACTGGTTTAGATATATCAGATAAAGATAAGAGTCAAATCCTAAAAGATTTTAGTGAGGATGATGAGATACATTTCTTTGGTGATATGATGGAAGAAGGGGAAAATGATTATCCTTTAGCGAAAGCAGTACAGGATATGGGCGGTTACACCTACCATGTTAAGAGCTGGAAAGATACTGAATCTAAGATAAATAGTAGTGTCGCCTTCGGGGACAACAAAACATAAACTCGCTTAACAAGGAGCTAACAATGACTAATTTAGCAACGTATCATGCTGCCAACCTTCCAGAATTGATGAAGGTTATAAGACAAAATGGTATAGGAATGGACGATTATCTAGATCGTTTTTTTAATGCACCACCACAAACATCAAACTATCCACCATATAATTTGATACAATTAAATAATCATGAATCGAAATTGGAAATCGCACTTGCGGGGTTTAAGAAAGATGAACTCAAAGTCTTCACGGAGTTTGGAAAGTTATATGTTGAAGGCAAAAAAGAAGAATCAGAAGATGTTGGAGAATTTGTCTATAAAGGATTGGCCCAACGAAGCTTTGAACGAGTTTGGACGATCACAGACGATACGGAGATTGGATCCGTCAAGTTTGAAGATGGACTCCTCACCGTTGGATTGAACAAGATAGTTCCAGAACATCATGCTCGGAAAGAGTATCTATAAATAATCATGAGTTCGAGATGGAATCGAGGGCCGCCAACTTAGTTGACTGTCCTCTTTTTTTATGCTATACTCTGTTTAACCGAGAAAAACAATGTCTATAAAACTTGCTATATTAAAGTCTG